AGTTCGTATTCAGCGGTCTCGATGCCCTGACCCGCTACGCGCACGTTGTGTGCAAAATTTTCCTGATCTTCCATTTTTTTAATCCTTCGAGTAATTAATATATTGCTTGGCTTTTGAGCCGCGCCGCTCTTTGAACTGCATGGCATCGACATCAAACTCGAAGCCTATCTTGCCCTCGTACTGACCGTTGCGATTCTTTAGAACCTCAAGGTATGAGTCCCACTGACGAGCGTATTTCTCATCGACCTCCTCCATAAGCATCTGGGCCTGAGCCACCGCTTCTTGTTTGCGTTTGTTTTTAAAGATTGAAATAAATCCGTCAGCAAGATCTGTAATAGCCCCTGATCCTTTTACCGAATACTTGTTAGGAGCTTCGTACTCTGATTCGCCCTTACGAACGTGGGTTACCAGAAAAATTGTCACGGGGAATGCCATCTTGAAGTTGACTAACATCTCGGTGAATTTCTGTTGACCTTCATAGTCATCTTGGCGAACCATATTGGTTAAAGAATCGATCACGAATACGTTGATGCCGTACCTGCGATAGGCATACTCGAAGCATTCCATCAGGTCTTTAGGTTTCGGGGTAAGCTTGTCTACGAACAACCACAGGTTAGGTGCCAACCAGTTGAGCAATGCTTTGCGGTAAGGTTTAGGTGGGGCAACAACACCGCCAGCCTGCTTCATCATTCGACCCAGTGTCGCCCGTGGCGGCATCTCCATCGACGCGATCAATACTTTCTGACCTTGCTCGACTGCGTTCAGGCAGAGCTGACCAAGCCACAGGCTCTTGCCGTGTCCGTTAATACCCGCAACACCCCATAATTCTTGGGGTCTGAATCGAATATCTTCCTCATCTAATTTGGCCCAGCCAGAGCCAAACCCTGAGGTATCTTCGTCGGCGCTAAAGAACTGGTCTAGATCATCTTCAAATTCCATAACAGATCGGAGCGTGGTGGGGTCTTTCCAGACTGCCTCTTCATAACACATCTCCAAAATGGCGCGGGCATCTGCGTAGGACTGTTTACCACCTTGCAACATGTCGTTGATGTCTTTGTTTGGTAGGTTGATTCGGACACATCGGTCACCTAGTCGCGACATGATTTCTGCCGCAGCCAGCTCACCCTGTTCGTCCATGTCTGTGGCAATGAGAATGCGCTCAAATCGAGCAAGATTGTCATACTCGTTTTCAATCCACCTAGTCTGCTTTGCCCCTTTGCCTCCGCCCATTGGGACTGATAGGGCTGAAAATCCAAGCTCACTACAGGCAATGGCATCCCATTCGCCCTCGACAAGCCACACTTCTCTGGCATCGGCAGGCATAACATTCCATCCAAAAAGTATCGGCTTCAGGTCTTTTTGCGTGGCAGGGTTGCCGTCATGATTCATCGGCTTAGTCTTGAGGAACACCATCTCCCCAGTGACATCGTGGTAGGGAAAGACCGCGTCAGAACCTCTATGGCTAATCGTCTCGTAGATCTTCCACTTAAAGCATATCTCCCCTACATCTCTAAACCCTCTGCCTTCCATGTAGGTGTGCAGGTTGGGTGACATCTCAGCCTTCACCGGAGGTTGGGGTTTTTGGTAGGTCTTTTTTTCCACCGCGCTAAATTTTTTGGACGGCTTGGTATCCCTAACATTGCATCGCTTCTTGGCCCAGTCCATTGCCTCAACAAGGGTTAAGCCCTGACAATGCATGATCAGGTCGAGCATGTCCCCGCCTTCGCCAGTCGCGAAGTCCATGTACTTACCGGACTGCTCGCCGTGAAGGTAAACCGACATTGACCTGCCCTTCTCCCCCGATATCGATCCAACCTTGTAACAGCCTGATTCAATCTTGCCTTCGGGATAAAGCTCGGCACAAATGCCTGTTGCCTGATCCCCCAGTGCCTGTACTAATTCTCTGATCTCCATTATTTGACCGCACCCATCAGGTCATCATGTCGAGTGTCGGTTTTAAATTGACCCAACACCTCCCATGTAACATCGCCAATCTTTTGCCAGTCTCTACTTATCGCAAAGCTGACGACTGCCGAAACATCGAATCCTGCCGCTGAGATCAACTCGAAGTCTTTGGTCTGGCGAGTCAGCATCTGAGCAGTTGGTTTACGCCCAGAGTTTTTGATGATCTTATGTTCCCACCAGTCTTGCCAAACCGATTGACTGATATGTTCAGGGGAAGCAGCAAATAGCTCTTTCTTCCATGATTGTTTTTCTTTCTTATTGTTATTCTTACTTATAGTATTATTTAGATCGGGATTTTCGGGATCTGGATTTTCGGGATCGGGATTTTCGGGATCTGGATTTTGGGGATCAGGGTTAAGAGTGTCATACACATCCCAATCCCAGTTGGATTGCGCTGTCTGCTCTGATCGGCGAATGTAGCCTGCGCACATCAGCTCCCGCGTGATTCTTGTTATCTTACTGTCACCGACACCAAAGACTTTTTGGAGTTGCCTGTTTGTGACGCGCCATTCAGCTTTGTGCGACAGTAAATAGGCCAGAACGCCCAGACTCTCCGGTGAGAGACCGTCACTTCTTACTTCTGATGCTCCGGCTGTGCCTCTAAGAAGGCGATTGGGTATTGTTGTGTACGACTCTTGGGGGTAAGATGCGCGTCTGAAAATCATGGAGCTTCCTTGTGGGGGTGCTGTGTAAGTAGTTATTGAATTCATACGTGTATTATCTATGCACTGGAATATAAAATCAACCAATACATCTAAAATAGATGATTAAATGCCGGACTAAAACAAATTTGCATAAGTGCAGTGGAAAGGTGTACACTCGCGGGAAATACACACTTACCTAACAAATACAACAAGGAGCGATTTATGAACAATGTAGATAAACTTACAAAAGAACAACGATCCGTAATCATCAACGCTGAACTTGAGAGAGTAGGCGTGACGTCATGGGGCCGCGCTTCGCGGATTTCGGCGGATCTAGGTGTGTCACCTGCGACATCTGCGGGCTGGCTAACAGGCTGCTTGCCACGGGATTCCGTGGCGCTGTTACGGTTTTGTAACCACTACGGCATAGACGCAAATCTATGGGTCAATGGCGTTAGTTCCGGTGACTCTTTAAGCACTGATAAGATTGAGCGACTTTGCGAGATCTTAAAGCAGTACGAGCTGGACAGCGGAACCACCATTAACCCCAAAAACTTTGCCCGCTTGATGGTCATGCTTTATCAAGAAGAAGACAAGACCGAGTTCCTCCTCGCAAATGTAGGCATGTTCCTCGATAAATAAATCGGCGGGGGTGTTCGCCTCGCCATTCCAAACCGACTCCCAAGCAACCTAGATGTTTTAAATAACATCTGGCAGCGTGTTGCCGTCAAATGACCTTCCTTAAAAAAGCCGCCATACTTTTATTTTGTCTTTTGCATAAAATAGTTATAGACATGTGAATACTTATGTGGAACTATTAACTCATGAATAGAATCTAGGCAATTGCATTGAACTATTCTATAACCACATTTTGTGGCGCGGACAAAAGTAGAGAAAGCGCTCTTTTTAGCGCATAAAAAAGGAATGCATATGTCCAAGAAAGACGGCCCTAACCGCCCTTGGTTGGCACAACAAGCCCTGAAACCGGAACCCCTGCACTCGTTCAGCTCAGACGAAATTGTCACTGAGCCAACCGAGAATTTAAACGATATCGTGAATGTTCGGTTTGGCTTATTCACGCCTAGGTGGCGCGGCGAACACTATTTAAGCTCTTTCGCTATGCAGAAATTTTGCGCAATAACCTTGAGGCGCGCACAGGAAGGGTGGCACCAGCTTAGAGCTGCAAAGCTGTGGCGGGAGCATCTGGACACGACAGCGCAATCCAAACGGGAGCATCTGGACGCGACAGCGCAGGCCAAAAAAGATGCCATTCGGTTTCCAAAAATCCAGCAAAAAGAGTACTGGTCTGACGATGAAGAATTTATGGCAGTTGCGTTAGAGGTTCAGAATTGGCTCAACGAGAATTGTGAGGAGTACGGCTCTTTAGATATGGTCTCTGCACAAAAGCAAAGAGACGCAGTACAAAAGCAAAAAGACGCAGAACAAAAAGACGCCGAACGTAAACGCCAATGCGGCAACGTGCAAAACAATGTTATACCGATGTTTAAACCCACTTAAATACATAGAATTACTATTAATGCATTGTATTTACCTCTTTAGATTGCTAAACTCTAGTCTTAGCAAACTAAAGAGCAATTTACATGGAATCGATCACTAAAGCACAGATCTGGAATACCCTTTCATCAATCGACGTAGCCCCCCTCTGCACTGAAACTGAACACCTGTCTGACACTGTCTTAAAATATCTGCCATGGATGCAAGCCCATGAATTAATGATGGGCGTATTCCCAGAATACACTTGGGAATTCAGTGAAGACCAGTCCGGTCGTGAGGTGCATTACTTTGACGATGGCTCTGCCGAAGTTCGTTGCAGAATGACTATCGGCACTCACACTGTTATCACCTACCTTCCGGTTCATCGTTCCGGTATCGCCATTAAACATCCCAACGCGATGGACATCAACACGGCAAAGCAACGCGCAAGAGTCAAGGCGCTCGGCGAGTTTGGTCTTGGCTACACGATGTGGCTTACCAAGACTGATCCCGTTTTTGCTGTGCCTGAGGTCGCTCCCGAAGTGAGTCAGGCTCAGATGGTCGAAGAGCTGTGGTTGACCACCAAAATTTTGGATGCAAGTAATAAATCGGCGGGACAAAAAATCTTTAATCGCTTCACCAAAGGGTTAGATAATCGTGGTTGGGAAGACCAAAACACCACACGATGGGAAGAGGTGTGCCAAGCCAAAGGATGGAGGGCTGAGAAGTGAACGCCTACCTAGCTGTCTCAAAGAACAAGCGCTGGGCGCAGATCGTTACAGCGGACAACAACCGCGATCTGTTTTGGGCTATTGATGAGTTTTCCGACCCTTACAGTTTTATATTTAAGCACATTAAATACATTCCCGTGAGTCTTGAAATTCCTTTGCGGTCTCAAAAAGACGATGAAGAATATAACTACTATACAGTGCCAAAAACGAGAGATGTAGAGCTTGGTGGGCATTTACTAAGCGAGCTACAAGATGTCTTTACTGGTATCCCTCCGGCAGGCTGGAAAAGTTTTGTGGATGAAGGTGTGGTACAGCCCTACGTAAAGGCGTTGGGCGTATGAGTTTAGCCATCCAAGGTAGCCCTGAGTGGCACCTCGCCAGAGCAGGCAAGATTAAAGCGTCTGTGTGCGCCGCACTTGAAGGCAAGCACCCCTACATGAAACCTGCGGACTTGGTGCGCCAAGAAGTCAGAGCATTGGCCGGTTCAGAAAGCGAATTTACGATGGTTCCGGCGGTGGCTCATGGCCAGAACATGGAAGACCATGCCCGCATCTTCTTAGAAAAGCTCCAAGGCTATACCGTTGAGGAGACAGGCCTTGTCATCCACCCGAAATACGATTTCATTGCGGCATCGCCAGACGGCCTCATCGGTTTGGACGGCTGTGTGGAAATAAAGTGTCCCTATCCGAAATATACTAAGACCCCCTACTCTATTTTTAGCCCAAAGCGCTCGATGTATCTGATGCAAGTCTATATGCAGATGGAGTGTACCGATGTCGATTACTGCGACTTTATCTGCTACTTGGCTGACTCTCCTACGTCTGAGCCTCAGTACACTCTTGAGAGGGTTGAGCGCAAAAAAGACTTTCTGACTGAGCCGTTGTCACGCAAGTATTTGCCACAGCCCGACAAGGGGACGATCTCTCGACTCGATCTTTATCACGCATGGCATCGCCATATTCAGTCTCAATATGAGCATGAAGACACCCGCAGTTTGTACACCGATCCGATCATCAAGAATGAATACGACACGGTCACCACCGACGAAGATCTCAATCAGTTGAGCAAGGTACAGGCCCGCATCGCGGACATCAAAAGCCGTGTCAGTGATGAGCTAGGCAGTCTAAAAGAGCTATCAGAGATGTCGGATGCATTAAAAAAGACTATCGGTGCAAAGTATACCGCGAGTGTCAGCAACGGCTTGACCCTTGTAAAAATTACCAAGAAAACCCCGCCAATCGACTTCAAGCTTGCGTTTGAATTTCTAGGCGGTGAAGAGGCAATGTTAGAAAAAGACGAGCAGCTTGAGAATTTCAGGCGCACCACCGGCTCGACACAAATATCAATAACACACGGAGAACACTGAATATGCAACAAACTTTTGAAGTACAGGCAGGCAATGGCCGTCTCTATAAATTAACGCCCGAAAAGAAGCAAATGGAACTGGCGCGACTGGCAACATTGCGCGAAAAGGGTCAAGCATGGGCCACAGATGACAAGGCGCACGACTATGACGGGTTTTTACAAATCGGTCAGAACTTTATTGACTGGCTCCAAGAAGGTCTGAATCAGTCGGGTGCCGAAAATATGAGAATGAACTGGAAGGGTCACGCGGAAAAGACCTCTACGGGCGCAGCTTGCATGCACATAAAGGGCGCATGGCTTGGCAACGGCATGCCAGACCTCAAAGCCTTTACGGATTCGGGTGCAAAACCTGCCTCACCTGCGAGGCCAAATGCCCCCACCGCACAGCCACCTGTTGATGCTTTAGCTGACGATGCTTTTCCTGACGATGACATACCCTTTTAGGAGTTAATAATGCCGTTACGAATTACACGCTCGGTCGATAGCATCCTGTATGGCGGTGAGAATCTTGACCCGAACAATCTGGAGGGGAGCTTCGAGCATCGCCTTTGGGTTCGAAAGGTTAAGGATCACCGAGGCCAACAGACGGCGCTTGTGAATGTGACTTCGCAGGAGGGCGTTGTTGAGCATTTGATGACAGCGGGCGATGGAGGGATCTGGCTGAAAGACGATGTCAATGTCGCCATGATCGGCGTTCAAAAATGGCACCTGCAAACGAAGAAGTTCTGCGAGGCGTGTGGTCGGGGTGATTTGGTGCCTGAGCAGTTGATCCCGCAAGCGCAACTGAGTGTCAATGCGCCTAAAAAATACAACCTCACTCGGCACGATGCACAAAAGAAACGATAGATTCCCCCAAGGGGTGCGGTGCCTCCTCGCCGTGTTTGAACTGGTCTGGCTCACCAGCCCCCTGAAACGAGCCACTACTTACTACAAGGAAATGCTATGTCGGAACGTGTCAAACAGCTAATAGAACAAGCCCCCCTGCTGGGTATTCCGTGGAGCCAATCTTTATGTACACGAAGCGGCTTGCGCGTGTGCTTGCTGGATGAGGATACCGGCAAGGCTGATTATCCTGTGATGGCCCTCATCGATCTGGGTGGTGAATCTGCGACCGAGTATTTCACTGACGAAGGCCGCTGGGGGATTGATGGTGAGCATGGCTATGATTTGGTTAGCATTTAACGAAATCTTTCGCTAGGCAAGAAGAAACTAGAGACAAAGATTTGATAAACAGAAGTGCATACGGTATATTCGATGCGCTTCTGCTGTGGAAAGTCCATTACAAGGAGAAGATTATGACTTTTGAAGAAGCTGCTAGGCGGTATTTGAAAACGCCTACAAAAAAAGCAGGTAATAAAAAATC